AACCTGAGACTTCCTATTGCAGCGGAGTCAAAGTCAGGTAAAAACTGGGCAGAAGTCCATTAACCACCTATGGAAACAAAAATTTGTAGAACGTGTGGTCAAGGAAAACTTATCAATCAATTTAGCCTTAGAGGTGAGGGTGTAGTAAAAAGAAGGGTTAGCATTGATTGTAAGGAATGCATTAGTAAGGAAAAGCGAATTGTCAGAGAGTTAAGAAAAACCGCACCTCCTATACCAGAAGTGTGTGATTGTTGTGGTTTATCGCCTAATCCTGATTCGTTTAGAAATAAATTACAATTAGACCACGACCATACTACAGGTAAATTCCGTGGATGGTTATGTGATAATTGTAATGTAGCACTCTCTAGATCTGGAGATAATCTTAAAGGTGCTGTAAATTTAGTTAATTATCTCTTTACCACCATATGAAACTATTTTATGATGCTGACTTTATTGTCTATAAGGCTACAGCAGCAGCAGAGACAGAAATAGATTTCGGTGATGACGTAATTGTAGTTACTAGCAGGTTTACAGATGCACTAAACGCTACTATACGAGAGATAAACAAGATCAAGAATCACTTCCTCTGGGACGTGCCTGAGATTGTATTATTCTTCTCTGACTCTAAAAATTTCCGCAAGGAAATAGAAAAGTCTTACAAAGGTCACCGTAATCGTAAGAAGCCATGCGGCTATAAACGTGTTATTAATGAGCTAAAGAAAAGGTATGAAGTAATTATCATGCCAACACTTGAAGCAGACGATAGCATGGGCATTTATGCTACAAAATACCCTGATAATGTTATATGTTCCCCTGATAAGGACATGAGACAAATTCCGGGAAAATTATATAACATGGATGAGATCACTCT